AGCACCTTCAGCATCGTTAACACCAGAAGATGAAGCAGTAGGATCGTAGTTTGATAATCCTGTGCCCTTTCCACCAGTGAAACCAGCGTTAGGTTCGTTGAATAGTGCTTCTCTGAAGTCACCATTAGCAGGTCTACGCTCTGAACCGTAGAAGGATCTCATTGCGAAGATCAATCCAGTAGGACCAGTCATTGGTTGAACACCAGCAACGTCATATGCAATGAGTTGTGGCATTGAACGTCTGATTAGACTGATCAATACAGGGTCGAAACCAGCAACAGGACCTGTGTCTGCGTGAGCAGAAGTATAACCTGTAGTTTGAAGGGTCTCGCTAAGAACTTGACCTTCTTCTTTAATTGCGTTTTCTTGGTTTTCTAGGAGTTGTGCGACTACGCCTTTTTTATATGAATCTTTGATTTCAGGAACTGAATCGTGATTCAAAACGGGTGCCCACTTTTCCTGGAGTTGTTGTATAGTCATTTGACTCTAGTTAAGTGATTTTTACTAATTATTTGGACCAACGAGATAATTGATCAACGTACTTCGACATTGAATCACTCGCTGTACTTTCTACCAAAGGTGCAGATGCTTCTTCGGTGGGTTCCTTCGCAGATTCTGCGATCTCAGCCTTCCTAGTGAAGTATGATTCCTTGATAGTTTCGACTTTAGATTTAAAGTCCTCTTCATTTTCAAACTCAACACCCTCTGCTAGTTTCTCAAGCTTCTCCTTTTGGGTTTCAGCGAGTCCAGCAGCACATTCGTTCACAATCTCCATTTTAATAAATTCGCCAATTCTCTTATTCAAAGATACGTTAGCGTCGATTTGCTCATTGAGTTTACCTTCCATTTCATCTAGTTCCCCTGCCATTCCATCGAGCAGGTTATACTTTTCTTCAGGAACACCAAAATTATGCTCCACGAAAAGATCTTTTAGGCCGTTAAAGAATGACTCAGCCATCTCAGTCTGTATGCCATGCTCGATCTGGAGTTGATTCTCTTCCATCCAGGTCTTAGCAGCATAAGACAAATAGTCATCTACTTTTTCTGCCAATTCTGTTTTGATTTTCTCTACTTCTTCAGTTAGAGATTCTTCAAATGCTTCGGTCAACGCTTTAGTTTCCTGATTAACTTTCTCAGTAACAGCAGCCTCGAAGATAGTTGCAGCTTTTACCCTGAACTCTTCTGATAGTTCTTCACCAGCGACAAGAGCGTCAACATCTTGACTGAAGTCGTACTTGGTTTCAGGGGTCTCTTCTGCGATTGTTTCGCCATCGGATTCTACCTCTTCTTGCTTTGCGGATGCGTCAGATGGCTTCGTCTTAATAGACTTATCCTTCTCAACACTTACATCTCCTGCAGCAGATTGTCCTGCATTTTTAGTTCCTGCAGCGTTCTCCCAGTTATCGGAAGCTACATGGATAACTTTCTTGCCACCACCTTTTGAGGTGTCAATCTTTTCTCCAGGTTTTGCGTTCTTAGTAACAGGATTAGAACCTTCGGCCACTTCTTCCATGTTATCTAAATTTTTTTCGAGGGTCTCAGCCATTTCTTTTAACTCCGTTAAGCATTAGCGTTGTCTGTATTTATTTATAAATCATAAACTCTTTAAAAACTTACTGAATGCGGAAATCTTCCGTTCTTGTATGTTTATAAGGGTTGCTTGATCTATTTCTTGTTTAATTTGGGCAACAGCAGACTCACAAAGTCTTCCATTATCCCATACCCACTCTTTTCCTTCCATGATTCCATCAACAAAAGCGTCAGGAGCAGATGGGTCAGCCACTATATCAGCAGCAGTTGCAAGCATAAAGTCGTCTTGCACGACGTTACATGTAGATTCTTTCTTTAAAGATCCCATGCCTCTCGATGAAACACCGAGTCTTACACCTTCGTCAAGTAGAGATTTTGCAATCTTACCATTAGGTGTATCAAGAATCTTTGCACGTCCAATGAAATTATTTCCATCTTCTTTCAATGATTCTATCTTATGAGAAACTCTATCAAGATTGATAGATGGTCCTTCAGGATGTCCAAGCTCTCCTAGAGCACGTCCACCTTGTATGAACTTCTGCTCATATTTAGCGACTTCACGTTGCAAAGTCTTCATCGGATACATACGTCCGTTCTTATTTTGCAATTCAGCCTGTAGAAAAATACCTTCGATGAAGTAATTCTTTCCACCGCCTTTGCGATCTTCACAGATAAATTCTGCGTCGGTAATTTGCTCAGCTATCAGTCTCATCTTCTTTAGGTTCCTCGGTTGGTTCGTCTACTGCTGCAACAGGTTCTTCTGGTGGATCTTGTGGATCGGGATCTGAAGGAAGTCTCATACCAGAGGTATCAACATCCTGTATATCCTGAGCACCAATCTTGTCCTCAAGTTCATCTGCTACACCTTGTGCAGTATCATCTGGGTTAAACCCATGAGTTTTTGCAAACTCAAGTTTCTGGGCTTGTATAGCATCATAAGCATGAGCAGCCATTGCATCATGTGCAGCATCTAATGCTTTTTGTTTTTCGTCTCCGAAAATGTGATTAACTATTTGGTTTGCTATTTCGCTAGGCATAATGTAACTCCCATTATAATTTATTTATAGATTTAGATCTCGCCTCTTTTTTGATCTGCGGGATCAACTTGCGACTTTGGGTCGGCAGGTTCACCTCCTGCTGCTGGATCGCCTTCCATTTCGGGGCCAACCATACCCATATCTGCAGCCATCTGCTCTTCAGGACTCAGTATTAGTCCAGCTTCTTGCTCTTCTTCAATCTGCTTATCGATTTCTTTAGCTTCTTGATCAGACTGCTTAAGGACTTTCTTCCTTATGAACTCAATAGAGAAGTATTTACCAACGTAAGGATCCATTTGTGCAACTTGATTCATCCTTTCGTTGCGGATTTCGATTTCTTTTAGTTCAGTAAAGTAGTTATCAGCGATAAAGTCGAACTGAATGTGCTCCTTCATCTCCTCCCATTCTTCAATGGAAACGATACCTTTTAAAACTAACTGAGTTTTAAGTAAATCGATAAACATTTCAGCGAAACGTTTACGCAATCTTGCAATAAACTTTTGGAATTTAACTTCATCACGTGTGATTTCAGCCGCACGTCCGATGTTAAATGTAGTTTCTGTCTCTAATCTTGAGCCAGGAACGTTTAATGCTTTGTATAACTTCTTCTGGAAGTACTTGACATCCTCAAGTTCTCCAAGATTTTGTCCACCTGGGAGCGTAGAGATTTCAGTTCCTCTACCGCCTTCCCTTCTTGGTAGCCAGAAGTCCTCAAGCATCGACATGAACTTCTTGTCATCTTTAATTTCTCCTGTGTTTGCATCGTATACAAGTTTATTCCTGTAACGACCCATTACTTCACGAAGGTATTGCTCCGCTTTATTCTTTGGAAGATTACCTACATCAATATAGAAAATTCTTCTTTCTGGTGCACGTGACAATCTGTATATAACAAGAGAGTCTTCTATCATTCGCAGTTGATTAACTGCCTTGATTGCTTTGTGCAAGTGAGACAAGACCATATTTTTATTAAGATCTTGAATACCAGAGTGTGCATAGCAAATTGAATCAGGTGCAATTTTCATTCCCTGATTAGTAGCATTCTTCAATCCTTTTGGATTGTAGAGATAATAACTTGCTGCACGTTGAGTAAGCTGTTGATTTAGATCTTGAGATCTATACTCTTCAGGACGCTTTGCTTCATACTCAGTTACTTTACGAATCTTTCGAGGATCAATATATCTAAGTTCAATCATACCCTCTCTTGGTTTTTTAGGGTCGATTACCTTATGATAAAAAAGTCTTCCATCGACATACCATCGACGAAAGATTTCGTAAGATCTATTATCAAAGTCAAGTAGTCTGAGTATATGATCAAACTCTTCTTTGATTAATTTTTTAATTTTTGATGATTGATTTAAGTTTGCTAAATTAACTGCTATAGGAACATCATCAAAGTTCCCACATATAGTTTCATTCACTACATCGTCAACCGCACTATCACATTCGGGTTGAAGAACCATCTCTCTATAACGAGTGATTAATTGGTATTCGTTCCGAATCTGACCGTCAAAGTCAACTGAATATCCATAGTATCCACCACCAACTACGGGCTGTGAACCATCTAAGCTATCTTTTTGAACAAAAGAAGGCCCCTTTGGGACCTTCTTCGCTCTTTCTAGTGAATATCCAAAGAGCTGTTGTGCCATAATATTTTAACTGTTGATCCTAGTCTATTTATACTAGCTGGCGATTGGTGTCCAGTACTGAACCTGCATCTCCACTGTGAACTCTTCAACAGCATCATTGTTTCCGTAATCAAGATCGATTGCAGCAATGTTGCTTGGGAAGATGTTATAGAACTTGTAAGACTTAGTTACTTTTGGCTCTTCACCATCCTTAAGTCCACGTGATAACTGATGTACTTCCATGTCTGCGAAATATCCAGAGTTATCAGCACTGTCTCCTAATCCTGCAGCAGCAGTATAGTTCTCAGCATATGCTTGAATACTTGATGCCCATGTTTCAAAAGCAGTTCTTAACTTGAATCCACTATCGTTCATGATAGTAATTGTCCAAGGTTCAAACGTCCTGTCTCCAGCAATCTTAAGAACACGTCCTCTAAAAGGAACTTCAATTACACCTATCTGTGATGAAGGTAAGTTCGCAGCACGAATCGTAAATTTACCTAGATCAACTAAATCGGCAGAAAGTGAAAGTCCTGCAGGGAATGCCAAGTCTACTTGGAACAGATTAGGACGGGCAAAGTCGGAAGTGACCTTCGCCTTAAAATCATCAATAGTTCCTCTTTTAGCCATTTTAATTAATGTCTTATCCTGTCCTTTATATTTAGACTTATGATTATTTTCAGGCATTAAAAAAGCACCCCAGAGGGTGCTCTTTTAAAAAATTATATCTTAACTTGCTACCTCAGCGAAGCTAACACCAGTTCTAGTTGCCACGAAGGTTAGAGTGATGTAGTTGATTGTGCGAGTTGGCTTAAGGAATATCTCCGCATAGAACTCACCACGGTCAACTGCCTCTGGAGTGTTGTTGGAAGAATCACACTTAACTATGAAATCTACAACACCTCTTCTTCCTTGAACGTCTCTTAGATATGGTTCAACAATGTTGATGAACAATGATCTTTGTGATTCGTCGTTTTGCTCGAAGAGTTGTGCTTTAGCAGCAGCACTAATAACACGCTCAACAGTAAGGAATAGACGACGAACGTTGATTCTGTCAAAGGCAGAAGCAAATCCGAGTGCAGTCTTATCACCGTATAGAACTATTCCCTGTCCTGGGAATGTTACAACTGGGTTAATTCTGTTTGCGTATAGTGTATCTCTTTGTGCTTTGTTTGGTGTGTATGCTAACTTAATTGCATTTCTTAGAACACCTCTAGCGAAACCAGCAGGTGAGAACCAAGGTTCAGAAATTTCATTTGTCTGTAAGCATAGACCAGCAACATCACCGTTGCAAGGTACGTAGCGATATACATCATTGTACTTGTCATAGATGTACTTGTATCCAGAGTCAAATACCATGTAAGATGTACTTGGTAGTTGCTTGAAGAAGTTAACTATGTTATTTGTAATTGTTGTAGTATTACTAATTCCAATTACGTTTCCTCTACGAGGTGAAACGAATAACATGCAATCACGACGCTCTTCTACAATGTTTACAAGAGAAGAAATCTTAGCAAGTGCGTTTGCATCTGAAGTACCAGATGGACCTGCAAGAATGAAGTCGATGATTTGTGATTCTGGATCTTCAACTAACTGATATGCACCAGCAACATCAGTGTTGCTTATGCTGTACTGTCCAGCAACTACAGAGTAGTTTACACCACTTGCAAGTCTGTAGTAGTAAGTTGAGTTGTTCTTAGAACCAACTGTTGTGCGTCCAGCAGGATAATCTGTAGTACCACCAGAAGAACGTAGTAGGTTGTACTGTCTGTTTGCAGCAGCAGTTCCCCAAAGTCCATCAGATGCAGATGAAGTTGCAGCGAATGTTGTTGACTCGTGCTCACCCCAGAAAATGTAACCTGATTTTTGCTTAATAACTTCAGGGTAGTAGTTTGTTTCTCCAACAGTTGTCTTAGCGTCAGATGCTTTTGAAACACCAATATAACGCTCTAGTAGAGCACCAACTGTACCAGTGATTCCACCGTCAATGTCAACTACAAGAATGTGTAGTTCGTCTCTGTGTCCACCAAGACTATTTGCATAAGAAGAAGTTTCTGGACGTGGAGCAACATTGATCCAAGATACACCAGGAAGATACTCACGCTCTGCATAGTCATCTCTGACAGATGAGATTGTAATGTTTGTGCTGTTTGTATCCTGAACTACGTCAGTACCAGCAAACTCAATGCTTCCTTTGTTAAGAGCAACGTGTACTCTACGCTCAATACCACCAGATGAAATAACAGCAGTGTTAGTTCCCTGTGTGATTGTTTGTGCAGCAGCAATGATACCAGTTACACCACCAGAAGGTAGTCCGATTTCAATATACTTCTTAGTAGGATCGTAAGCAAGAACGTTAACAGTCTCGTTTGAACCACCAATACCGATTGTAGTAGCAGTACCAGGAGTAAAGTCTCCAACGATTGTTTCAACTGTTAAGCGAATTGAATACTTAAATACTTTACCAGCAGCACCTGAAGCAGCAGAAAGTGCAGCGTCAGCAACGAACTCATGCTCGTTACCAGATCCAGGAGCAGGTACAACTGCGATTTGATCAGCACCAGAGTCTGTTACAAATATACCGATTGAATTTCCGTCTGTGCCAGGAGTTCTTGATGCCCAAGTCCAAGAGTTGTTTGCTTCTTCAAAACTTGACTCATACTCAAGAAGGTTTTTAATTAAAGGAGCTGTTCCAGTGTCAACTGCGTTCTTTAGAGCTGTTGAGTTAACACGAATAGTTTTTAGTAGACCACCGTATGCTAAAAATTGTGATGCAGTAAACCAGTATTCGTAATTTGAATCATTTGGATTACCAAATACTTCTGCTAGTTGTCGCTCTGATGAGATGTCAATTATTTCTTCTACAGGTCCAGATTCAAACGGTGCTGCAATCACACCCACGTTTGCGGTTGGAATACTAGAGATCGATGTCAGATCCCTTTCCTGAATAACTACACCAGGCGATGATTGATTAGATGCCATGCTTATAAACTCCTAGAAATGCCGTCTTCGGTTGTCTAAGATTATTTATATTTTTCAATCTTCACCTGAAGTCTAACATGTGCTGTATATCTCCGTATTCCGCAATCTCCCATCTCTCTCCTTGGGCATCAATTATATGGTCATCTTCCAGTCCATCATTAATTAAACCAAAGGGTGCCATGTCTTGTTCAATAGCATTTCTTTGATCATCAAATATTCTTTGCCTTACATCATTATCATGCATTTCTTTAAAGTAAGGTTGTAGAGCCATCCATGCAAAAATAACTAGACACATAGCAAGGTCATCATTACATCCATCCTCCGCTTGGAATGATTGACCCTTTTGAATGAAGGTTGTTAATTCCGCAATAGTATCATAATCTTTTATGATTAATTTGTCGTCTTCTATTAGTGCTTTTAGGTTAGAACATCCAATTTGTTTCACAGCAGTACTCATCTTAATACCAAGTTGAGTCTTCTTACCAGAGAAACCTTGTCCTAATTGTTGACCTGCTCTACCTCTCATTGCAACCATAAGAAGGTTTTCATATTCTAAATCGTACTGTATAATATCCGCAACCTGACCACCTATATCATTTACTTCGCATAAGATATATGCATTATTATAATTCTTTGCTATGTCCACCACAATATTAGGGAAGACTATTGGTTTAATCTCATTGTTTTTATATCGTGCTACCATTGTATATGGTACAGTAGTAGTATCCATGACACAGAAAGCAGAGTAATCATTTCCCACCCCACGAGATACATCAACTGTAACAATATAATTCTTTTCTGCTTCTACTTTTTCATATACTGCCAATCCTCTATTCTGTTGTATAGGATCTTCATATGGCATGACTCTTAATTTACTAGGACTGATAAGAGTATCAACAGATCCTAAGAACTCACATTCAAACTCAACTCTAAACTGTGCTTCAGATGTGTTCTCAATAGTTTGTTGTTTCCATGCTGCATCTCTACCAGGAATTTCAGACCAATGAACTTCCGTTGCCATGTAATTATTTGCTCCACGCTCTGCATCATGCCAGAGTTTGTAGAACATGTTCATCCCATGTGGGGTAGATATGATAATAACTTTAGTTGTTTTTCCAGAAGATATAGTAGGATAGACAGAACTGAAAAACTGATCAGCGATATGATTCGGAACGAAAGCGAACTCGTCCAGAAATATGATATTAAACGACATACCCCGCACAGCAGAGCTAGAAGTAGCTGAAGCCAGGATTTTACTTCCATTCTCCAGTTCCAAGCTCCCTTTGTTCCATCCGACGATTCCTTGTTGGAGCCATTTTGGGAGGTTTTCATAACTTAATTGTAAACGTTGTAGCATCTCACGTGCAGTAGGTGCCTTGTTAGCAAGGATAGCAACGTTAACATTAGCATTAAAAAGTACATACCATAATAGGTACGCTGTTACAATCGTTGACTTACCAGACTGTCGTGGTAATTTTGCAATATTAAATCTATTCTCATGAAACTTTGTAACCATTTCTTCTTGGAAATGATACATGTTAAAAGGTACAATACCTTCATCAAGAGAAACAATTTTAATATACTTTCTTATGAAGTAAATAGGATCTTCAGCACACTTCAAATATTCAGCAACTTGTTTTTTAGTAAACCGTTGTTGAACATTTGATTTCTTTAGGTTGGGATTACCTAAGTATATTTCCTGTACCTTAGCCATCGTAATCTATAAGGAGTCTGCGTTTTTGTACTCCTTTAGTATCTATAATAGATTGATCAAGACTCATCCAAAGTCCCAAACGATCTCCTAATTTCACGTAACTCTTCAAAATTCTTTTGCTTAGTCCCGCCATCATATTCCCAAGCATAACCCTCTGTAATCATTTGTTCATTGAGTGATATAGTATCTTCGCCAACATATAACCAACCAAGAAGCCTACCATACTTACCCATGCCACCTTTGAGTTCGGTTCTAATAGTAAGTTCTTCATCTCCTTCGATTGTATCTTCTAAATGTTTCTTCATCCAGTCAGTAGCATCTAATCCCAATGCCTTCTCTTCGAGATCTCTCGTTCTCTTCTCTGGCGTATCAACTCCTGCAATTCTAACTCTTTCTTTCTTGTATAGATCAAAGCCGAGGTCAATAGTAACATCGATAGTATCACCATCTAAAACCTTATCAATACTTACAACTCTAAAATTATAGCAGGACTTCCTACTTGGTGGTGTCATCGCTCCCATCGTTAAATTCCAGTAAAGCTTTATTTATGGAATCTTCTGGGTCAGTTCTAGTTTGCTCTGCTTTCCACTCTCTCATCTTATCCATCCATTGATGAAATTGATCAGGACTCCAATCAATAATGGGATCTTGTCTTTCTAATGGAGGACCATAAAAAGGATTAACCTCAACTTCCTCCGCTTTGGTCGGAGTCGGTATCAGAAGTAATAATGGGATTAGGATACCAATCATCATATTTAAAGATCCAATAAATTGAAATGCCAACTGCTACTAATAGTATAGCACACATTATATTTATTGACCAGACTATCATTAGTAATGATCCTCTAGTCCTTCCTGTGGTGTAGGTTTCCAATCCTTACCATAGTGTTTCTCTAACATATTATGGTGAGGAGATCTATCAAGTTGCTCTTGTGTAAATGTAATCTTCTTAGGGGGTGGTGGTGGAAACAACTCTGTCTGTATTCCATCTGGTTCCCAAAACCATTCTTCTGGATCCTCTCCTTTCATATGAGTAAACCCATAGAAGGAACCATCCTCTCTCACATATAGCATGTGATGGTCATGAGGATTGAGGAGCCACATCTTGCGAATCTTATCTGTAGGTTTGTAACCTATCTCCTCTTTAGTCAATTTAAACATATGCTTCAGCAGCAAGTCTAAATGCTAACCCTAGTGAGACTCCCATTACTGTAAGTCTACTCATCCACCACATGATCTCATGCTTATGTCTTGTTATGTTGCTCATAATTAATGACCCATAGGAATACCTGCTGCCATCATTCGAGAGATGTTATTCACCTCTTCGCTGGAGCAGTAATCAATAGAATGAGGATGCTCCCGTAGATAGGAGACATCCTCTTTGCTGTGTTCTATTGCATCGTATGCACTCGTGGCATACTCGCAAATTTCGTACTTATTTTTTTGCAGGTCGTGATAACCAACAGTATAGTGGGACATGATTCTTTCAACTCCACGTTACGTTAGTTATTTATTATACCATATAAGTATTACTTACTACTACTTTGTTGCTTTCAACACCGAATTAGATGCCTTACGACAAAGAGTTTCCTCATGCCGTCTGTCTAATTCCTTTATTTGCTCTGGTGTTAATTTTTTATTTGTTGTAGTGGTATGCTGGTTTGTTAGTTTTCTTTGGTAGTTTCCCACTTCTTACTTTAGTACCTGAAGTTTCACCATAACTATCTGGGTGCTTTCCTGCCTTAGATTTGCCTAGCGTTTCAGATTTCTTCTTACTCTTATCGGTGTAATGTAACTTTGCGGGTTTATCTTTGTCTTTGGTAATTACAGATTCTTGTCCATGTTTTCTACCGAGGCGACGACTTAGTTTGCCGAAACGTCTCTTGCTCATTTTATCTGGTTTTGTAGTTTGATAGGATACTTCACGTCCTGTACTACCATCGTCGTATTTGTATTCTCCGACACCTTTCTTATATCCGATGCCTTTCTTTTTTAAATCTTTTTCTAAACCCTTTCGTTTCTTTTTATTTGATTTTTCATCTCCACCCCTATCTGCACTAATATGACCAGTCACTTTTGTTTTTGACTTGGTTAACATCCTAGTGGTAGGATTTCCTTCTACTATGTTGATGAAATCTTTATAATACATAACCTTGAGTTGTTCCTTCTGTGCCAATTTATTAGCAGTCGCATACATGACTTCTTTATCACGTTTCCCATAAAGTCTTCTGAAGCGTTTCGCTGATTGACGCTTCATCCCTTTAACTATACGTTCTGCTTCTTGATTAACAGCTGGCATTATTAGCCACCTACTACTTGAATTTCCTCTAGTACACAGTTGCTAGTAACAGCAGCGACTTTAACGCAACGCTTAACAACAGCTTGAGGACCAGATTGACCGTAGGTATAATCTGCGGATGCACCTGATGAATCTATATCTGTAGTAATTTGATTATAAGTACTGACTGCAGTTATCTTCTTACCAGCAGTGCCAGCAGAAAGAAAATTACTGTCAATAGCAGGTGAAGTACTGTCGTCTTCAACGGCAATAAAATCCCCTACACTAAATGGATGACTAGGTGATGTCTCGTGCAAATGTCTTCCTAAAACATAATCTGCAGTTGAATCATCAACAGCCTTCATTACTTTTGCTGAACCAGGCTTTCCACCCTTAACCAAAATTGCTTGATCTTGGATTAGAGTTATGGCAGGACCATCATTGAATGCGATAGTTCCATCACCACCTGTTGCGACTACACGGTAATACCCAGTCTTTACAACTTGATACTCTGGTGTACCAGCAGTTAAAGCGTTAGTGCTTAATACATTAATTACTGTCATTGTCTTGTCGTGTTGATTCTGATTTATTTATGTTTTTTAACATCTTCTGTAGGTCAGATGTTGATCCAACAAACATAGCATTGGTAGTATTGTTGGTAACTCTCTTGTCTTCTGCATCCAAATCTTTCATCTTACGTTGTAGATCAATTAACTTATCTGTTACATCTCCAACGTTTTTAATCATTAAAGCAGCGACTTCATAAGCACGTGGATGATCGGATGCTCTTGCAACATCCATAATGCCATCAACTGCTTCTTGTCCTTTCATTACTAAGTTGTGTAGATTAGCACGAGAAGTTTCGTAATCACTAATCACATCCTCCTGTTCACTTTTCTTTAAAGAAGGTTTCACCTTTTCGACATGCTTCTGTAATTCAGAAGGTTCACTGCCAAATGCTTTATCTAGTCCTTCAAATGGGTTCATGTTATTGTCTCGTCAGCTCCACTCACAGGATTATACTTCTTATTATCAACAAAGTCTGAATAGATTTCATTGAATCCAAAGTCATCATCACTATCTAGCAATGCATCATCAGCAGAGTCTATCTTAAGTACATTTGCTGCACTAGCATGTGCTGAAGCAGTAGTATTATTATGTGCACGTATTACAGTAACATCATTTCCACTGACAGCAGTAACTCTCATCACCTCATTGCCAACTTGGATATTATCCCACTGTGCAATGCCTGAAGCAGAGGCAACTGTTAGTCTCTGATCATCAGAATCAACAGGTGATGACAAGGTAGTAATTGCAACTCCATCCTGATCTGTTAGTGCAGTAGGAGTAGCAGTATAACGTACCTGTCTTGGTGCCTTGGTTGTATCCTTGGAGGTATACATATCGACCTGTGCCTTCTTGATGATCTTGGACTCTGTAATTGGTCCGTATAGGTAGGTCTTTGCTATAAATTGAAATGTGTATATAATTGCTCTACGAGATGTAAAGTCTCCTTCGTAGTCATCCTCATACTGAAGGTCTTGAAGGACTACAGGAACGTCTTTTGTTTCACCTATAGAAGGTGCTAGTTTAACTGCAAGATTATAATGAGGTTGGAAGAATGGTAATATCTGTTCTACAATCTGTAAACCATCATCTTGGTTTTTTGCTATGATTGCTAATTCAAAATTTATATTATAAGGTACAGGCATAAAAGCATTCTTACTTTTAGTATTACTACTCTTAAACTGTATCTTTTGTGTTGGTGAAACTTTCCTAGTAGAGTCGTATTGTATTCCAGAAATTTCAAATGATAATCTGGGAAGAGTTATTTGAACTCTTTTGTTTGTAGGATCAGGGTTTTGATCCAAACGTGCTAAAAATTTCTGCTTCGGACCATAAGCCAAAGGAACTTTCATCACCTCATCTTGTCTTCTCAATTCAATATTATTGAATAGAGTACCAAAGGCAACAATAGTTTTACGAAATATTTCGTGGTATGAATAGGTTCCTAACATCAGATTGAAAGATCAGTTGAACTACCAACACTTCCAAATGGGTTGGTTTCAGTAAAGTCGATAATATCATTATCAGCAGTCTCGAACTCGTAGTTCTGATCAACACTGCTAGTAGTGTTCTTATTATCTATAGTATTATATGTAGCAGTTGTCCAAGAGGCACTTGAATTTCCACCTGTCAAAGTCTCTGGTATGGTGAATGTACCAGAGCGATTAATAACAATAAGTGTTCTGGTACCAGAATCCCAAGACTTAACTTCAGCAGTAACGTTAGAACTACCACCAGTTACAGTTTCACCTACTGTAAAGTCTCCACTTCCACCAGCAACGAGACCGACTGTAATAGCATTTGCAAAGGCAGTCTCGATAGCATCAAGTTCAGCAAGACCAGTATCAATCTCCTCATCACTGTACTCGAAGAGTTCACACTGACATTCCCAAACGTAACCTTTTCCTAACTGATAGAAAGGACGTTCTACTTCTACAAACTGTATTTCAAATAAATGCTTTGTTAATGGGAACCAAATTAAATCCCCTTCGTTGGGTCTTCCTTCGACATTGAGGACAGTAGAGTCGTCAACTTTTTCTTTAAATTTTTCACGGGAGAATATAAACGTTGTCTTATCCTCGATGCGGATTCCAAACTTCGTAAGAAGCTCACCTTGTCCTTCCCATCCTTCAACATTATTGACATAGGCTCGAATCGCTTTGGCACTTTCAAATTTGCCATCAGAGTCCTCTCCGAAGACTGTATCACGGTTGACAATCGTTCTCGGAACATAGTATATGTCCTGGCCATAAATTTCAATGGTCTCTACAATAAGGTTTTCTATAAACTTCTGCTCTTGAGCAGAACCGTTTGCTCTTAAACGTGCACTATGAGTATAATCCGACTGGACGTAATCTTGTGCTGGCGTATTCGATATTGCCATATAATTAACCTACAAGATCCAATGGTGGTAATTCATAACGATCACGAAGTTGTTCTTCAAGATCTGATTTAAACTTTGATCCATCCTCAAGTATTTGACGACCATTAAGTGATACACCACCTAACATCTGAATACCATCATACTTACTTAGGTTTCTTCCCCATTGTTGTTGGAATAATGCTTCCACATAATCCTTCAACCAGTTATCATTATACATTCCTGTATATGTATCTGGATCTTGTCTCATTAAACAATCTACAAGTATATAGTCTCCTTCTTGAAAATCTTTCCAATCCATATCAAGATATAATCTACCTTGATGCTCATTCCATTTAACTCTACGATTTGCTTGAGAGTTTGTAATGAAATCTAATGTCTCAAGATATTGTGATGTTAGGAAGTAATGTAATATATGTCCATGCGTCATAGCATAGATGTCATTCAAAAAGATCTGATATTTAATATTGAATATATTACCTGGAACTATACTTGAAGCACCGATACTTGTGTATACATGATTAATACTCAATGTACCAGGAGCAGTATCAACATAATTTTTGATACCATACCAAGGAGAAGAACCCTCTTGAGCATAGGTTTGACCAGCATCTATGATTGCTTGAGTCATTTCTATCCGTAAGAATGCCTTATAACTTCCGTTATAATGATATTCTTGATAGTAATCTATTGCTTCTTCTACTAGATCATCTAGTTGTTCAGTTGCAACGTTGATGTCTATCGTAGGATATCCTAACCTACGAAGAGCATAATCTTTTATTTCAGTTTTAGTTGCGGGTCTTGTTGCAGACATTTTTTATTATCCGAATGAACTTATAGTCAAATTAGTTACATCATTAGCACCAACGGTTTCTCCCTTCTTATAGAAACCATCGACAGTATCGACAGTAACAGAAGTAGAATCCATAGCAGTTATAACTCCAGTTGTACCAGAGGTAGAACCTGTTAGAGTTGCTCCAACTTCCATTGCTGTAATATCAGCAAGTGCAAACTGAGCATTCTCAAATACAGTAGATACATCCACTGTTGCGTTAGCCCATATTGCAGCAACATCAACTGTTGCACCATTACCATGAATTGCAGAAACAGGAATTGTACATCCGTTTCCGTGGATTGCAGAAACAGGTATAGTTGCACCGTTTCCATGTATGGCAGATACTGGGATTGTAGCACCATTACCATGAATTGCTGTGACATCGAATGTGAGATCAGCAGCACCACCTCCACCAAGTTGTGAATCACCGATTGTAACTGTCTCGTTAACAATCCAACTATCACCATCATTAACAATAGTTATAGAATCAACAGTTCCACCTATGCCAATTACAACAGTAAATGTTGCATTTTGACCAGATGCTTGAGAGACATAAGAAGAAATGGCAGTGTAAGTACCAGGAGTTCTTGATGAATCAGTTGCACCAAAGTTTCCTAGAGTCTTAGCTCCAGAGGCATTAGCGTTAGTAATTGTCAAGACTTCAGATGCTGCATAACCAGAACCATCTCCATTAAGTGCAACACCAGTGATAGCACCAGTACCAGAAACAGAAGTAATGTCAATAGTTGCACTGGTTCCAGATCCAGATGATGTTGTTGCGATAGCAGTTCCTGTTGAATATCCAGTACCAGCAGTAGCAAGAGATCCAAGAGTTGCAATTCCAGATGCGTTAGCGTTAGTAATTGTAATTACTTCAGATGCAGCATAATTTAATCCATCACCGTTAATGGTAACTCCATTGACTACCCCAGAACTTACTGTAATATCAACGGTCAATCCTGTACCACTTCCAGAAGAAGTTGTTGCGATTGCAGATCCAGCAGAGTATCCTGTACCACCTGCACTAATAGATCCAAGAGTCTTAACTCCAGATGCGTTAGCATTGGTAATTGTTATAGTCTCAGCTGCTGCATAACCAGATCCATCATCATTGATGGTCGCAGTTGTTATAGCACCATCAGAATCAACAGCAATATCAACTGTCAAGTTTGTACCACTTCCAGAGGAAGTAGTAGCAATAGCAGATCCACCAGCATATCCTGTACCAGCAGTAGCAATAGACCCAAGAGTCCTAACTCCAGTTGCGTTAGCGTTCACAATAGTAATTGTGTCATCTACTGCGTATCCAGTACCAGCAGCGTTAATAGTAGCACCAGTTACAACACCATTAGATGTTGTGATGTCAAGAGTTAAAGAACTTCCCCCACCACCTGTAGTTGCGATAGCAGTGCCGTTAGCATATCCTGTACCACCCACGAGAGTGTCAACAGTATCTACTCCACCTGCGTTAGCGTTAGCAATAGTGATTGTCTCACCAGCAACATATCCAGATCCAGCATTATTAATAGCAACGTTAGTGATTGCTCCATCAGCATTGACAGTAGTGTTTACAGTCAAATTAGTACCACTTGCAGAGGAAGTTGTTGCAACTCCAGTAGCACCAGTGAATCCTCCAACACCACCTGATAGAGTACCTAAGTTAAAGGTATCAACACCACCAAGATTAGGGTTAGTAATTGTTAGAGTGTCTCCTATTAAGTATCCAGTACCAGCAGCATTCAGAGCTATTCCAGTGATGACTCCATCAGCATTTGCTGTAGTGTCAACTGTTAATGATGATCCTGTACCACCTGTTGTAGCAACGTTTGTGGCAGATGTGTATCCACCAACACCACCGTTAGAGATAGATCCAAGTGTTACAACAGCACCAGGAGTTGGGTCTCCAGATAGATTTAGTTTTAATGTTGTTGTAGTAGCAAGATTGTTTAACATTGCTCTGAGTTGCTCAAAGGCGTTGTCAAGTTTTGTTTGAACTCTTGCTTCTGTGTGATATAGATTAGTTCCTTCTGGAAGGTTAGTAGTAGACTTCTGACTTAGATCTAAGTTTGCACCTGTCTGTAAGTTAATTCTTGTATCAGCACGAGTGTTGGTAAAGAATATATTTGTAGATCCTTCAGTAATGTTATCAGTATTGATATCTGCCTGAGTAACTGATAGGGTTCCAGCACTGTGTGTAATACCAGTACCGTATGTAAAGTGAGTTCTAGTTCTAGCAGCAGTCGTGAATAGATTTGTAGATCCTTCAGTTACGTTGTCTGTGTTAATTTCAGATTGAGTAACCGATATAGTACCTGAACCATTATGTTCAATACCTGTACCATATGTGAAGTGTCCACGTGTACGAGCAGCAGTTGTGAATAGGTTGGTAGAACCTTCAGTTACATTGTCGGTATCAATATCTGCTTGAGTTACAGATAGGGTTCCTGAACTATGTGTAATACCAGTTCCATATGTGAAATGCGTCCTCGTGCGTGCAGCAGTAGTAAAGAGATTAGTTGAACCTTCAGTGACGTTATCAGTATTGATGTCTGCCTGAGTTACAGATAGACCACCTGAACCATCATGTGTAATACCTGTGCCATATGTAAAGTGTCCTCTAGTTCTAGCAGCAGTAGTAAAGAGATTAGTTGATCCTTCTACAACACTATCACTATCAAACTCAGAGAATGCAAATGCTAGTGTGTATGTTCCAGCAGCATCATCATAAGTCTTAGTAAGTCCTGTACCTGCAACTATAAGAGCATCAACTCTATCATCTACTCTTTCGTTAGTGTAGTATAGATTTGTAGATCCTTCAGTAAGAGCATCAGTATCATGGTTTGCAATACTAGATGCAGTACCAGTTAAAGTACCAGTGATCGCTGTAATATTTGCAGCATCAGCATAGATGTTCTGCCAACGAACTGTATTAGTACCTAAGTCGAAATTACTGTCAGATGCAGGGTTAAGATTCTTAGCAGTTGATGTAGTTGCAACTAAATTACCAGTTACATTACCAGAAACATTACCAGTTACACCACCAACAAGATCACCTGTAAAGGTTGTTGAATGAACGTTTGTATATTTCTTAGTAGTAGAACCAATACTTCTTGTATTGTTTGCTTCTGGAAGTAGATCACCAGTTAGTTCAGCACCAGTAGCAGTAGTTACAAATGTAGCAGTACCATTATGTCCTAAAGTAACTGAACCGTCAGCATCAACTATAAGTCCATATGCACTACCATCTTGACTCTTAACCTCAAGTTGTGCTGTTTGAATTATTTGTTTAGATGTTCCTGTTGATTTGTAGTATGCATCTGTACCATCTGAATCAATAAACAGATCACTTCCTGCACCAAATTTTAATTCAACATTGTCTGCAAGTTCAAGAGCATTGTCCGTCTTATCCCAAACAGCATTACCAGATGAGCCAACAAATGTGACATCATCATTGAATGTTGTAGTTCCTTGAACAGTTAATATATCATCTATATCTACAGTTCCACCAGTAGAATCAAGTGTTAGATTACCAGATGAGGTATCAATCTCATTAGTACCTGTAACACCTACCTGAACGTTCCCTGCAACAAGTTTAGCACTAACTTGATTAGATGCAAAATCTCCAGACGAGTCACGTAAGACCAAGTTGTTGGCTGCGTTAGCTGCAGAAGATGCAACGTTAATTGTTGTATTACCAGAAGTTCCATCAGCATTAGTTAAAGTTATACCAGAAGATGCTGTTACCGCAAATGTGCGATGAGCATATGTGTTTGCAGCAGTCCTGACCATGTATCCAGTACCAGACTGTGCAGCAAGTGCAGTTATATCTGCATCATTAAATGTAACCGAGAGTGTTGGATCAGAACCACCATTGATTGATACTGTACCATCTACAACACCATCAATAGTAAGTGTCCTAGCAGTCTTCCAAACATCAGCAGAAGATGCGTTTCCTAAGATACCAGCAGCAGCACCAGCAGAACTTGAGACCGTAATTTGATCAGCAGAGAAATTACCAGATGATCTAACTACAACACTATTACCAGTTGTATCTGTAGCACTTGTATTTAATCCATCTAATAGATCTGCGTTAAGATTGTTAACCTTTGTAGTAGATGCAACTACGAATGGAGCAGTACCCTGAGCAAGTTGAGAAATTATTTGACCATCTACTGTTGCTGTACCATCAACATTTAAGTTATTATCAATGTCAACAGATGTACCTGCACCAGTAACGTTTAGAGAACCAATTCTCAATGCACCATCAGTACCAGCAAATACTTCAGAAGTATTTGTAGCACCTGTTAAGAAAGTAAATTCTTGTGAGGATCTATCAAATCCAAAGAAACCTATTTTCGCAGAACCGTCGTAATAACGGAACTCAACACCACGATCCTTAGCATCGTTAGACGCTGGTGCTGTGTCACCACCCAGAGTAATAATAGGGTCGTCGAGAGTAACTGTCGTGCTGTTAACTGTTGTCGTGGTTCCATTTACTACTAAGTTACCTCCAACCGTTAATGTATTATGAAGTTCAGCATCACCTGTAGCATTAGTTACAGTAAATGCTGGACGTGTATTACCAGCATCGTAAACTACAAAGTTTCCACCAACGTATGTATTCTTGTCGATTGTAGCACCACCAGCAACTTGTAGAGCAACAGAAGCATCTGCAAGAGATGTTGCTTCATCAGTGTTGCTAACTACTAAATTACCAGATATATCAGCATCATTATTAAGATCTAATGTACCAGTTAATTCTGTATTACCGTAGACTCGTGCCCCGCCACCAACTGCTAGATTCTTAGCCATGCCAAGACCACCAGAGAGTCTTACAGAACCATCAGCAGCATATGATCCTGATAAAGTTTGCTCTGTGTTATTAGTACTAGTTACAACACCAGAAACACCGAAGGTGTCATTAATCTGTGTAGCATCACCAACGGTTAATGTACCAATTATATCTGTATTACCACTTGTATTGAGGACTTTAAACTTATAGGTGTTGCTACCATCTCTAACTGAAAAGTCATTATCAATAGCAGTTACACCATCAACACTGAGACTACCTTTAATTAATGTATTACCATTATCTGTATCAACTGTAAACTTATCAGTACCAGAACCATTCTGAATAGCAAACTCTTCATTAGCAGCATTAATAATGAGTGACTCATTAATAGTTGTTTGACCTTGTAATGTAGTAACACCATCAACATTAAGTGTGGTATCAAAATCAACTGCACCTTTTACATTTAGATCTCCTTCATTTACTGCATTACCAGTAGCAGAAGCAATAGTAAACTTATCAGTTGTACCAGAACGAACTGCAAAGTTACCATCTACATCAACAGTTCCATTAAATTCTGCGTTACCATTTTGAGTTAGTGTACCTTCAGATGTTATATTACCTGTAGCACCTAAAATTTGGAACTTAATTGAATCACCATTATTCTTTTTACCTACAAAGAAACCTTCTCCAGATCCAGTAGCACCAACATGTAGGTTCTGAGCAATACCAGCACCACCATATACTCTTAGGTTAGAAGTATTATGTGTAGCATAAGTTGGGTTGTAAGCAACACTAGAACCAGCCCTGATCTTATATCTGACCTGCAACCAGTTCCGTAAACCCCAACTCTCAGTTCCACTATCTCTCTGGTTGAAGTCTCCGTTCAGGTAGATATCACTATCAAACAATACTGCCTTATCAAAGAATCCACCACCATCTACTCTTAATGCACCATAGTCAGAACTCTGTATCTCATACAAGTCTGTAGCATTGTTTAGTGCAATGTTAGGTTCATCAGTAGATTCAAGATGAACTAAAGATCCAACATTTAATGTACCTTCAAGATCTGTATTACCATTATCTGTATCAACTGTAAACTTGTCTACACCAGCAGCAGTTTGAACCTTGAACATCTTATTGTCTGCCTTGACAATAGCGTCATTGGATATCGTTGTAACACCTGCAATAGCAGTATTACCAGATGCTGCTGTTATATTAAACTTGTCAGTATTAACATCAACATTACCTGTAACAGCAAGAATTCCTGCCATTGTTAGATTACCAGATGTAGTTACTGCAGTAATCTTAGCGTTATTACTACCATCCTTAAGTATGAAACTCTTAGAAGCACCCTTTATTACTACTTCGTCAGTAAAGAGTGATGTGCCTGTGACACCTAAGTTAGTATCGATATCTACTGAACCACCGATATTGACACTACCACC